AATGCTAATATAGTATTGCAAAACGGCTTTGCTCTTGGGTAATGTTCAGCCAGATGTTCTAATGCTTCTTTATCAGTAGATACTTTTTGTTTACCTTTAACACTAGCAATAACTTTAGGCAAACCTAAATGTACATACAATAAGTCTTGTAATTGTTTTGGACTAGCGGGATTAAGATCTTTATCCCAGACAGCATTAGAAAATAAATTTAACATACGTTCTAATTTAAGTCTCTGGTCTTTTAGAGGGGCACGTATTGTTCGCACGACCTCCTCGTCAACTTTAAGACCACGCAACATCATGGATAAAGCGGGCCCAATACTGGCTACTTCAAACTCATATGTCTTACGTGTAATGTCGTCTAGTTTATCATCAATTTTGTGCCACAACTCATTTGTCAAAGCACAATCTAGAGCACAGTATGCCCACAATGTTTGATCATCATCTAACTTTAGATGAGGTATCTCCGTGTTTTTGATTATCTTCATGTGCTAATTCTCCTGCTATTGCTGAGTATCCTACCATATCTATATATGTATCCATACTCGGGTGTCCAAATTTTGCTCTCGCAACTTTTAATAATACCATGAGGATTGCAACATCTCGTGCTTGTATATCTCTATCTAAATACGCACTCCAAAGTCTTGCTATGTTGTCGTGATTTGTTCTCTTGTCCCCATACTCGTCTTCTCTTGCACCTTCTAATATCTTTTCAGCGGTGCTTAATATATCTTTAATCTTTCCGCCAGATTTCATCGTAACCTCCCATGACCTTATAAAAATCTTCTCTCACTCTTAATGGCTCTAATTCTGCCAAGTAACATACTTCTTCAAAATCTTCTTTCTTATATCTAAACCATAACTTTGCGTCTCTCCTATAATTTACAAACTCTTTTACAGTACCTTCATACTGCATGTCTTGCAACGCTTGGTCTAATACCGAACGCCACAACTGTATGTGATTCTCAACACTCCGATTTTCGGACTCTATGTTTTCAGCCGAAAAGTATTGAGGTCGCTTCACTATTCATCGGCTTTTGTGCTCTGTGAAAACTTGGCTAATGTTTTCCATGCACTCTCATTTGTATACAATGAGCCGAGAAATCCTAAACCCTTTTGCATTTCGGGTTGATAGGCGTGGTGGGCGTGCATTGTATCATGTGTCACGCCAGAAACTTGTATGTTCTTTTTGAACGATAGCCATGAAACATCATACGTTTGGTTCTGGGCTACTTTCGTAATGTTAGTATCTTCTAGTATACGTTTGACCCATTGCCATGCTTTTAATTCATCTTGGTATTTCCAATAATACTCTCCGTCCTTTTTTATAAAAGGTACAACTAAAGCTGTATTCTTGTTTGGGGCAAATCCTATACACGTAATCTCTCCATTAGCCGTTTCAATATCAAATGCTAATGGTTCATCTGCATTATCTTTATGTATAAATTCAGATTCAAAATCTTCTAAATCTTGTAATGAAGGTTCTAAATAAAGACTACGTTCATCTCTTATTAATTCTTGTGTTAATGATTCTTCTTTTGCTTTGACTAAATCTGCAACTACTACAGGTCTAAATTCAAAATTTCTAATAACCGCACTGGGGCTGTAAGTCGGTACGACTTTGCAATCTTGTTCAAGCAATCCATCACTACATTTCATTACCGAACCTCTATATGTACCAATCTTATCAAGCCCTGTCAGTGCCCATAACGAAGCACTACCCATTGCAATAATTACATTAGGTTTTACTTCATTAAGCTCTTTATATAACCGCCTTACATCTTGTTCCATTTCTTGTTTAAGAAACCCATGACCTGTTGGTGGGAAAGGCGATCTCCACTCTTGTTCTTTGCATAACTTTTTATAAGCAAGTCTATTGTGAAAGAAATTTGCTACGTTATCTTGTGCGGGTTTTAATTGAAAAGTGTGAGTGAGTAAGCATTCATCTGGATTAATGGAGGCAAGTTTGCACATACCTTTCAGTATATCACCTGTGCCCCCAGCTAAGATTGTATTTAATCGAGCCTCTGTTGTCGAAGGATGATCCATAACTATTGCTATGAACATTTTACCCTGTGACTTTTTAGAGTCAAGTCGATTTAAAACTGCATACTCACTCATGAATAATTACTTATTAATTATTCTAGATATTGTTGCTTGTAGAATATCTTTATTTCTACCAACCATTTCGTGTTTTACAACACCAGAAAAGGTTTGACCAATAGCCATTTCAAGCGATTGAGCATATGGAATATCGTGATCCATATCTAACGTTTTAGTTACAAACGTTTTAAGTGAAGCCGCAGGATTGTTCAACTTCATAGCATTTGGTGTTACCCAAAACTCGAGTCTCGTGCCTTCTGCATTCTCTAACTGACTTTCGTCTAGATCAGATTGAATCACGCTCACTGCTTTTACGTTAATACGTACTAACGGTGTTTGGTTTTCTCCCACTCTGTCTGAGCGGTAGCTTTTTATGACAAAGTCATAACTGCCCTCTGGCAATGTCACCGATTCTGGTGTGTCATTGGGAGTCATGCTTAAAAAATCAGCAATATCATTCATAGGTTAACCTCCTTGTTTTGCTGTTACCTTAGGGGCTTCTCCCCCAAGTTTAGTCTTTGCACTCTTTTGTATAGCATCAAAAAGTTTGTGTAAGTCTAAAGGTGCGTTTGGCTCAATTAGACTAGGTGCTGTTACTTTTAAATCCATGCGGTGGTCTGATACTGTGCGTAGAGTACGTTCTGTGCCTTTACTAGAACTTTTCGTATCAATACGACAAACACAGTTAAAGTATCTGCCGATCTTGGTAGAAAGTTTAGACCCAACACTTGTAGGGTATGCTTTTGACACACCCATATCTCCCTCCATATATTGCATATGTGAAGTTATGATAACATTACACGGCACTTCACTCCCTGTAAGGTACTGAATTACATTCTGTACATCTCGTGCTGCCGTGCCCCACTCTGGCTGCGTTGCCTGGTCGGTGGGTTTCTTATTATTAAATACTAATGCACCTCTCAAGGCTGATTCGCCCATGAGTGTTAAGCTATCAATAACAAGAACATCTTTATTAGTCCAGTCTTTTACTGAACCTAAATTTTCGTCTCCGTCTTTCCAACTCGATAATAATTGAGCGGATTTTCTAAATGCAGTTGCGTGTCCTAATGGATCTTTAAGAGTAACATAAGATACTCTATCTACTGCGTCTGGATTAAGAAATTCTGGAAGTATCGCAAGTCCATCATCAAAATCTAATATTCGTAGATTATAACCTGCGTTGGCAAGACTTGCTAAACTAGCTGTCTTACCTGAGCCGCTATCACCTACTAATAATAGTTTAGTGACTTCACTCGCTTGGTGATTTCGTATACTCGCCATTTATTTGTCTCCTGTTAATTATGTTATAATACCATAAAAATAAAATAATGTCAACAAAAATCGTCATGTTGATGAATTGTTTTTTCTATGTTGTGCTAAATCTATTACATTTTCTCTTTGATTTGCTTCCACTAAGTCTGGGTGTGGTTCTTTTATAAAGTCATTTTTCAAAAATATATCCCTACGAGATTGAGGGGCACTACATACTTCACGGAATCTACACCCACCATAGTTTCCACAGCCAGTAAAATCGGCAGGGTAGTAGTTGTTCTTCCAGAAGTTATCTGCATTTCTTAGTGCGAATAAAGTATCGACATACCATTCCTCTATTAGTTCCTCTGTTACGTTAAATACAGATCTATTAAACCTTGTAAAGTTTACACCTGTTTGCACTCCATCTATAATAAAGCCGTCTACGGGTAGCTTTAATACATGGCGACAAGCCCACAGATAAGCAAATATCTGATTGTTAGGCATGAAACCTTGAAAGTAATAAGCTGACAGTGCTGTCTTTGTTGTTTTGAAATCAACTAAGTATAGTCTGTCATCTAATGTTACAATCTTATCTATCCTGCCAGAAAATCTGTGTTCACCATTACCAAATGGTACTTCAAATCGCTGCTCTAACGCAGCCTCTCCGTTGGGCATTGTCGCTACTTTAAATGTATCCTCCCAGTATTCTTCTGCTCTCCATACTATTGCTCGTAGTGTAGACTCTAAACCTCTTGCACTATCGTCTGACATTTTTAAATCTTCGCCAAATTCTTTTAGTACAAATACAAGAGCTTCACGTAGAGCTACATCTTTTGATTTACCTTCAAACTTTGCACGATCTAATACTTCAAATCCTTCATGTACTGCTGATCCAAAGCCTGTTGCTGATGCGTATCTTTGAGATTTATAACCTTGTAAGTTTGTATAATTATACAAACGTGGACACGCCAAGAAAGTAGATAGGCTTGATGTATCCCAAATACGTTGACGTGGTGCACCATTCTCAATGGTGAATTTTTTTAATCTAGGTAGTTC